TTGGGTGTGGATACCGAAGCTGAATGACCTCGGATGTGAGAAGAGGGACAGCTTCACCATTAGGTCCGGTGTAGACCCATCCTGCGAGGAATTCCTCTTTGTCAGGTACAGGCTCCATGCGGTCGGGCCGAACAGGCCACATTTCAATCGGAAGGCTTTTCCCACTAGGACCTCGATTCAGAACCCAGTACCATTCCCCGGCCAGCTCCATGTGCTGCCAGCCGATCTCCCTGAACTGCTCACCCGTCATGAACGGATTCGGCCGGTTCCACAGCTTCAGCGCCTGGTGCCGCATCACCTCAACACGCTGGTCGCTCCCCTTGTCCGTCTTCGCATACCGAACGCGGCCGTCGGTGTCCTTGCGGAACATCTGCCATCCGCCGTACGCCTGCGCCCCGGTAGACAGCAGCTGGATGATCGCGAAGAGCGTGCCCTCCATGCTCATAGACTGCATGTAGGTGAATCGGTCGGAAGTCCCGGAGCCGTACAGGCCGCCATTCACATTCCACTTGCTGTTAAACGGAATGGGGCGACGCACACCCTTGTTCAGGATCTGGCGCACCAGGGACTTAGACACGCGCTACTCCCCGACCTTCAGCTCGAACAGGAAGAAGAGTATGCCGGTCACGAGCAGCCCGGCAAACAGGGAGTGAACGAAGCAGGCCGCATCGATGCACCCCATGGCTAGCCAGGTGAACGCGTGGTCCCGCATGTGTGACCGGGCTGCGGCTCCACTCCTCCGAGTCGCCGACCGCACCCGAGAGAAGCCGACCCATACCGCAGCCCGGAGCCTCGTAGACCGGGGCTCCCTGGCCGTGGCCGAGACCGTGCCCCGGTAGCTCATGGCCTTCCTCATAGCACACCGCAGTCTCTGAGGCCCTGTCGGACCATGCAGTCCTTGGCCTCCAGTAGCTTGCGCAGCCCCGCCGACAGCTCCGACCCGTCCATCAGGATGTCCACCAGGGATTCCGCCGACATCCAGAGCACCTGCGCCACGTCCATGGCGATGCCCTCCAGCAGCGGGTTGGGCACCAGGCAGATCATCAGCTCCTGGGTGCTCCTGTGCCGACTGCGGTAGCGCTCAAGATTCGCATTCTCATCGGGCATGTGATCCCTCCCTTCCTTCGGATTGACGTGCCGGCCGTCTGGCCTGGTCGGGTGTCCTAGCCTGCAGGTGGGATAGTCAGGCACTGAAGCTCCTGAATATCGCCCGGACCCCGAAGTCCCGCTCCGCTATCGCATACCGCAGAGCGTCACAGCCGTCGTCCATCTCCTTCAGAGGCTCATCCTGCTCGTCGAGCTCGTTCTTGTGCATGCTCTTGTTGCGCCAGCAGTACCCCGGGATCTCCTCGATCGTGCAGGTCGGCCGGTTGGCCTCGTCCAGGAGCGGGTCCTTCTCTACCAGGGCATCGCGCACCAGGAAAATTCGCGGCCTGCCGTCACCCGCCATGCGCATCCGGACCTGGACTGCCTCAATACCCTCGAGCACCGATTTGTGGGCCGGTTCCGTACCCATCTGCAGTTCCCTCTCAAGGACGGCCCTCCCCTCTGCGTCGTGGTCGCAGCTGATCGTGTGCGGCCGGGGCTCCAGCCACCTTCCGTCCGGAGCGATGATCATGGATTTCAGCTGGGCGCAGTGCTGGTCTACCGTTCGGCGCGTGTGGAAGATCTCCCGATACAGGTACATGCGGCCGTCCGGGTCCTCCGCCCAGCACTGCAGCACGAACGGGTGCGTGTAGCCGAAGTCCACGGACCAGTAGCGCGGCCACGACATAGGGATGCCGACGTGGTCCATGGTCTGCGTGTGGCTGTACAGGCTGCCCCGGTCCACGATATGGACGGAGGACTTATAGTCCTCGTAGATGACACCCTCGGCCGCCACCCACTTGCCCAGGCGCAGCCGCTGGTACCGTACCCCGGTCAGCGCGTCCAGCTTAGCGATGTAGGCGGACCCCTTCTCGGTGATCTCACCTTCGGAGGTGAACAGAACCGGGTTGTCCTCATGGATGGACTCGAACAGGGCCGTCTTCCCGACGTCACAGCGCTGCTTCAGCCAGTGGTCCGGGTTCTGCGGGTTGCAGTCAGCGAGCAGCTGCTGGAAGGAGACGCGCCAGTTCCGAAGCCGGGTGGTCAGGGCCTCCCAGTCGTTCAGGGCCAGCTCGGTGGCCTCCTGCACATAGATCACGTCGTACTCCGCGGACATGATCTTTGAGACCTTGTCCAGGCCCCCGATCACGATCACGCTGCCGTTCTTGTAGCGGTAGCTGGCGGGCTCCTGTCCGGACCCTCCAAAGTAGACCAGGTCCCCGGCCGCAACCGCCTCGGCCGCCACGAACCTATTCCAGGTCACGAGCGCGGTGCTCGAGAGGGAGGTGGCCGCCTTCCGACAGATAAGGCCCCGCATCCCCGGGTTCAGCAGGCACATGGCGTGCAGCTTCTCCAGGCAGGCCCGGCTCTTGCCGGTACCCGCTGGGCCGGACAGCAGAACCTCAGGATCCCTGCACTTCAGAATGGCCCTGGCGGTTCCCCTGGGCCGGTAGCGATGCTCGATGGGCGGCGCAATCGCGGTCGGCGTCGTCACTTGTCCACCTGGATCATCGTCAGGCTGGCCGCTGCGGAGCGGAGCGCGTTCTCCAGGTTAAAGCACCGACCCCTTAGAGCCAGGCGGGGCGGACGCTCGTCGATCACCTCATACTGCCACTCATCCGCCTCGCACCATATTCGCGTGGTGATCTCTCCGCCGACGTCGGGGGCGGGTATCTCAGGCAGGTTGTCGGTGTGGGCGGTGATGTTCGCGGTCACGTGGCGGCTAGACATCGCAGTCCGCCTCCTGGCAGAACGGGCTGTCCTCGTGGGAGTCTAGCTCGACCTCGACACAGCTGGTGAACAGCAGGCAGGTCGGGTCCATCTCGCAGCAGTCCACGAGGTAGCAGCGCGAGCGCTCCATCTCAGCCACGGACCGCCTCCAGCCAGGCAGCCTCGGCGGATAGACGCTTCAGGACGCGCTCTCGCACATCCGGCAGGACACCCTCCATGTGCAGAGCGTGATCTATGGCGAGTGCGGCCGCCCCAGAGAGCCGGGAGGGGAGAGCTGGGGCGGCCGACACCTCCCCTGCGGCGTCCGCACACACCGCCAGGTCCGCACAGCGTGGGCATCTCTGCCTCAGCTGCGGGATGTTCTGGGCCCGAATGCGCCACTGCCCGATGCACTGAGTGCACATCTTGATCTCGGCACCCTCGGTCTCGCACGTCCAGCTATAGCCTGGAACGGAGACACAGCCTGAGTACCGTGCCCCGCATACATATGCAGGCGCAGGACGCTCTAGGAAAACCCGGGTGCTAGCTGGTGCCTGGTCCACTCGCCCCCTCCTGCGGTGCGGTCTGTCCTGCTGAGGGCAGTGGCATCGCAGGTGCGGGCTGCGTGGTCGGAGCCATCTGGGTCGGTAGAACCTTAACATTGCCCGTCTGGACGGGCGGCAGCGGCGCAGAGGCCGGTGCGGTGGTAGCCTGGCGCGTGATGTGCGCCGCTACAAAGCCGACCACCCCGGGGATCAGGGCGGTGATCTCGGCGGAGAGAACCGGGTCGAGGTTCCCATGGAATACATAACGCTGGAGGGTCCACAGCCCCAGGCCGGTCGCCGCGAGGGCAGCTCCGGTATAGCTGCGGGCGTCGGCGAGACTCGTGATCGCGCCGGTCACGGCGGCGACGGGGCCTGGGGTGGTGGTGGTGGTGGGGGTCATGCCGCCGCCTCTGTCGCTCGGGCTCGTGCGGTGAGCATGTGAGAGTGAATAAGGTCTATATTGCCGCGTAGCCGGGCGGCCCGCTGCGGAGAGCGCCGGATCGTGAGCTGGTTCTCCTGCAGGCTCTCGCCGGAGTCGGACCAGTTCGTCGAGCCATCAAAGACGTCCAGGCCGTCAATCACGCCAGCCTTCAGGTGCATGATGGCACCCCTGCGGGAGCGGCCGATGGCGACGCTATTTGAGGGCAGAGCGTCGGCCGCGAGCAGCGCCTTCTCGTGGACGCCTCCGGCCTGGCTCGAGTCTAGCGTCAGCTGGACGAACACGCTCTCGTCGTGCAGCTTGCCCAGTATCTCCCTGGCCAGGGCCTCGTCGTCATAGCCGTACATGGCGATCACGAGGCTGGTCTCGGCGCTCCCTATCAGCTCCGTCAGAGCCCCGTGCACGTTATCAACCGGGCTATAGAACACAGCCTCGTCCTCCGGCCACCCAGGCGGGAACGGACTCGCCGCGTGCTTCTGCAGGGAGCTCAGGCTCGGGAGGCTCACGTCATCGCTCCGGCGTCGTCGCTCTCGATCACGTAGTGCACGGTCGAGCCCTGCCGGGTGGGCGCTGCCGAGCGCTGCGGCA